ATGCCAATATTCAGAATCCATTGGCTCACTACCACTTCCCTGTTTAACGCTGCCCTCTGGCCGACTACGCCACACCTCTGGCATATAGAACTCAGGCATATCATCTACATACCTACGACTCACTTCGTTACGTGTGAATCCTACGATATGCTTGAACTCCTGTCGAGCTACAAAGATAGGCACCGTATAGCGCATGGTGATCTGTGGGTGACTAAAGGGAGTCCAGTGACCATGAGATGCTAGATACTTGATTAGCTTTTGATCACTGTAACTTACCTCTGTACTCTCTTTATCGAAGGATACACGCGCAGCGTTAACTACTGTTAGGTCGGAACCCATGTGATCTATTAGTTCAGCTTTCATCTTAGTCCTCCCAGACTGTACCGCGTTGATATAATTGAATAGCTGTGTTCAGGTCACAGTCAAAACCCTGCATGATACATTCTATGTGGTCTATGATATACATTCCAACAACCTCATACCTATTGATGTGATGTACCATACATTAGAATAATCATTTAGTGAATGGCTGTAGGTTGTAATCTGACCTTCGTAACAAGCCTCTGCGATAGCCTCTGCATTCTCCCTAGCGAAATCACTACGGGTCGTGAAAGGGGTCTGGTGGGCTGTCAGTACTACTAATTCTACGTTATCCATGTTGATTAAAGAACTCCATATAGTCACTATCTTTAGCTAAGTTACCCTGTAGGGTATCCATTACAACGCCATGTTGATTAGTCTTAACCAATACAGGAATACTACGGAACCCTAAGCCCATTAGAGAATCCCTGTGCTCCATCATATCGGTACTACGTGGCTCGTAGTCAGATAGACCTAACTTAAGTAAACGTCCCTTGAGTGCGATACATGCAGGGCAGGCTGCGCCAGTATATAGTTCAATCATTTGTATCCTTCCTTTAATCCTGATAGTGGTAAATTATAGCAATCACTCCTAAATATAAAACCATTAGAAGGGTCTATATCCCCTTTGTGTTTCTTGATTGCTTGGTTAAAGTATACCTCTTTAGGTAACATCCCTGCAAACCACAAAACTGAGTAGTCAGACTTAATACGATTGAACGCGTAATAGTCACACGCTTGACTTGTGTTGTAAGAACTGATAGAGCACTCATAATGAGAATGAGGTATCGACCTACATTGTTTAGACTTAACATCTACCGTCTTTCCATTAGGTAGTATTAGATCATAATCATAGGTGTTAGCCTGTTGCCATCCGAAGTGGTCGGCTAGGACTATCTCACCTAAGAAGCCTATGACGTTACCCTTGCCTCTAGTGATGGAGTTCCTAAGTACGCCCATCTCTTCTGACATCTCATTTGCTTTGGCTATCTGGGCCTCTGTAGGTACTATAGGGACTATTACCATTGTGTAGTTTTCCTGTCTTTAACCAATTAATGTGTTCTTCCAGTTTCTTATTCTGAAAGTGTAGGTGAGCTATTGTTTTCTCTAGCTCTAGTATTCTAGATTGCAATCCTTTACTCATTATTAACTGTTACCTTTATTTTGAGTACAAAAAAGGAGCAGTTTTACATCAGTGCTCAGGATGTTGTCGGGTCCTACCTACACTACCTTGCGGCGTGTCTTGCTATGTTGATAATGTATTAACTAGAAGTCTGTATCTTCATCTACATTATCAAACACTAAGGGAATATCACCTGTTCCCATCTCTAGTACCTTGACGCGGTTTGCGTAGGTTGCTAGACCATGTTGGGGGTGTTTATTACCTTGTTTCCATTGTACTCGTACTTTAGTACCTCGTGGTAGTTCCTCAGCCATCGCTAGAGGTTGACCACTATCGTCTAAAACATCAATGCTATAGCCAGACTTAAACTTACGTTGACCTACACCTTGATAGTCTTTGACATTAACGCCCATATCAGCTAGTTTGTTGGATTCTACTTCATCCATACATAGAGTGACATTATATCCTACATCTTGGCCTTGATACTGGTCCTCAGTCAATACATGACTAAATGCAATATAACCTTCTGTTACTGATAGACTCATACTTTATTACCTTTCGTTGATTATGCTTAATTATGCGTTATAACCTTATTGGTTATGTAACTATTATAGTATAGACCTACCCTTATGTGTAATACCTATTAGTTATAAAGATAGACCTAAAAGAGATAACCTCTCTCTAGGGTATAGCTCTGGCCTCCTAAGTGGAACTCCTTTAGTGTTATACTTAATGTTATTCTTTAAGTGTTAATACTAAGGAATGTTCCTAAGTGCCTAAGAAACTTTAGTGAGTTTAGCATACTTTAGTCCAAAAGTAAATACTCTACATCATCTAAGTCTACAAATAATCCTAACTGTTCCTCCAATGGGTTATGTTCTGAGGTTAGGTCTACATCTAAGGTAGTGCCAATAGATACCTTTAGGCACTTGTTACACAAAGTTACATTATCCAAATCGCTCAATAACTTATCACATGATTTACATCTCATGGTCTTTACTCCTTATCTTCTAAATCATTAATAGGTCGTCTATCTCTAGATCTGACTTAATTGCTGTATCCCTTACTAGGTCCGCAGTATGGTAGTTAATGTAATCTATCATATCCTTACGGGTAGTTAGCTTCCATTTGGCCTCCCAGTAGGTCTGTTCTTGCTTGAGTTCCACTAAGGCATGTTTACTGGCTTTTATCTCTTCTAGGATATCCGTTTTAAGCATCCTCTCTTTGATCTGTTGTTCTTCATCCCATCGTAGGAATGTTAGCTGATCTAGTAGTCCATCTCGGTCCTTCTCATTTATAATAATATAGCCATTATGGTCTAGGTAGTAGAGTATTAGATCCCCCGTTTCTTGGTTTACTTCTATCTCTAGGTTTAGTTTTTGTCTACTGTTAGTGTGATTGTTCATTAGCTTTATTCTCCTCATATAACTTATCTAGGTATTCATCTATAGGTAGTTGGTAATAATGTAGGATTGAGTATGCCGTCATTCCCTTCTCAGTCTCCATTATATCCTCAGTTAGTAGTTTAGCGTATTCTAATAGGTCTAGGCTAAATCCGTACCTCTTTAGGTCGTTGCCTATATCTACCCTAGCGTATGCCTCAACCTCACAAGGGTGTAGTAGGTAATCAGCTCTAGAGACCTTTACAGGGTGCTCTATAGTCATGTTACGTTTATGCTGGTCCCTATGTACCTGCTCATGGTAAATAGTCTTGTATGCCTCGTATTCTAGTTCTCTAGTCTGTGTTTTGGTTAGCTTACCCTCCAGACTACTGGCTAATAGGTATAGTAGAATATCCCCTGTATCCGTATCAAACTCACCTCCGAAGGTAGCTTGATCCTTACCTACTAGATTAGTCTGTTTGTATTCAACTAGGGCTTTACCTTCTAGCTCATAAGTCATTACTTCTAAGAATGTTTTAATCCTCATAATTTAATACTCCTTCTGACTCTTTAATAGTCTACGCCTAAAGCCCATCCTCTGATACCTCTTTAGGGCCTCTATATTGTCGTATGAGAGGCTTTTGGAGTCAATGTATCCTGCTACATACCAGTAGAATGAATCTTCGTTAGATGGCTTGTGCAGAGCCTTGAACTCTTCTGTCTTTAATATAGTCATAGGCTAAACCCCAATAATAAACCAGACAATAGGCCAGCCCATAAGACTAGACCACACAACACTAGATAGAGTAGCTCATAGTCAAGTGATTTTATCAGTTTCTTTAACTTTCTAATCATCATAATTCTATTACTCCAGTTACGTACTTATAGAGGCCATTAGTCTTGGCAACAATATACTTATTGGGTGCTACCTGTACACCAAATAGACCGCCTGTTTTAGACTTATATATCTCAGCCTCTTCTATACCTAATCCCCTCAGCTTTAGACCTAATATGCATATTGCATTGGATAGGTGACTATCACACATTCCGACTGTTAAGGTAGCGTATAGGTTCCATTTGCTAGGCGTCTTTAGGTTACAAGGGTTATGTTCAGGAGCACCACCCCACGAAGGGTATACATT